GTTATATCTCTTGTCAGTGGTCAGCTTGTGTTTATTGCTGCCACTGGGGTCTTAGCGACTGCTCCTGGCAGTGGTTACGGTTATTACACTTACACAGGAGCAACGACTCTTACGGGCGTCAATACTGCGTTAGTTTATTCGGGCGGAACTTCTAGTGGTTTTGCATATAACGGTGTTGCCTACGGATATCAACCAGCGGTAACTTTTGTGTTCTACCAAACCCGTGGCACGACTGTACCCATCCCAGCTTCTGGTGATTACCGTGTGTTGTTCGCCAAGACTCTTCCAGCTAATAGTGGTACTGTCGACTGTTCTGACCTGATGCCGCAACTTGCCGCTCCCGTTGCGCAAGCCGGCAACACCACTGGCTTAGGTTCCACGGCTCCCCTGCGCAACAAAGGCATTTACCTGGAACGAGGCGACCGCATCTACGTTGGCGTGTTCCCTGACGGACCTAATATTTCTGGTTATACACCAGGTGCTCATATCGTTGCTCAAGGCGGCTTCTTCTGATCATGGCCAAAAAGAGTGGAAGCTCTTTTGGTAATTTCAATCGGTCTGAAGTCTTTGACCCGAGGCCGATTAAACCGATCACGACTGAGTTTTCCAAAGGTTCGGTACCAGATTCTATTTATTCTGCTAACAGGGAATCAGCATGGTCCCGTTGGCGGCGTGGTTATGAACTAGCAACAGCAACTTTCTTTGACAACGGATATAACTACCCATTTCAGTATCAAATCCCTGTGCCATCTGGCACCCCAAGTTCTGTTGTTAACCCATCCCCCGTTGTGTCCGGGACTTTTGTTGGGTTCCCGACCAAGAACAAAGAGATGGGTATGCATTGGGCTGGCTGGCGTTATGCCGGATCTATGCGCAGTGACAAACTAAAAGATCCCGTTACCAATCAAAAACTATTCGTTGAATCAATTACAGAAGATGCAAACTACTGGTATGTAAAACTTGCGGGTTCCTGGAGCGTAAGCAACCCACTTCCCCCGCCATTTTTTGTTGCAGTGCCAGGTGTACCAGGGGGCTTAACACCGTTAGATAGTGAGATCCTTGAGGATCGTGTCATCTCTGTTGATGGTGAAATCATTGATCGCGACACCATTAACCCGCAAACACAAAAGCGTTATGGCTACGTACAAGCCGTCCTGGTAGCTACAAACCCAACAACGGGTGTGTTAACGGTACGTAAGTCGGGATCCGTTCAAGTCACACCAGATAAGGAATATATTTCTTCTTCACCTCAGCCCTTTACGATTGGACGTTATCTCATTACAGGTTCAAGGTTTTGTTGTTCGTGTCAAGACTTTACGCACCGTGATTTTGCCTTCATGCGTGACATTACCAAACCGATTAAGAAACTCTATCCACGCAGCGGTGCTTCTTCTATCAAGCCAGGTCGTTATGAAGAAACCACATTGGCAGGTGTTCTAAATAACAGTGCCATGACGGTTGCATCTGTAAACAGACAGATGACGGTCTATGCACCCAGTGGTTTTACACTTCCTTTTGACGTTGCGCCATCCACTGTCGATCGTAACGCAACACGGGATAACCCTGGTGTGTACAGAGATTTTGGTGCTACTTACACCAGGAAGACACCGAATCCAGCGATACCTGGAACTGCGTCAGATGGGATGCCCTCCTATCAGGACTATTCGAGCGACCAGGGTACTGTCACATCTTTAACAGATAACTGGGAACCATTACTCGATGAGTTGCGTTATTGCAAACACATCTACGCACTTAAGTTTGCTGATAACACATTTCCACCAGAACCTTCTGATTTCCCTGTAGGCGTTGGAAGCATGGCAGCGTGGGAACAAAAGCTTGTTGATCAAACAGAAAATGAACAGAAAGAAATGGATGCAGCTAACTTGAATCGTTTTTCGTTATCGCAAATGGATGTGCCGCCCTATAACTGTCAATCTCCAATGATGATGCCAATGATGCAAAAACTATTCAATGTTCCTACTCAATTTATTGTGATGCAAGGCTTTACGATGTTTGATAAGAATGGCCTACCTTACACGCCATAAAAAAGCTCTGCATTTCGCAGAGCCGTCACGCATCGTCTGATGTAGCTATGCGGCAACAGGCATCATACCGTTCTTTGTAAGGTGCCGTCTGACTGCAGATACATTCCAACGGTAGCTATCCCTGGAACGAGTCTCCGGAAATGCGGCGTAGTGTGGACCTAGCTTCAGGGTGCCGTCGTCGCGGTACTTGAAGAGCGTCTTGCGGTCGATTCCAAGGAGTTCTTCAAGTTGCTGAGCAGAGACCCAGCCAGGGTGCTTAGCCATTGGTTTGGCAGTCGTTACTCATACAACTTATCGCAAGTCAAGCCGTCGTCAACGGTCTTAAGGAAAGTTTTATCTCTTTGTTGTAGCCATGAAACTGTATGGGGAAATTAGAATGAGTTAACGGCAATCGAAGAGCATGTTTTGCAACGAGCACGAGCCCCTCGCCCTGCTAGTTGAATTAACACCTAAACTTGCCAAAAAACGTTTCAGAGAAAGTATATACCAAGCATGGGACCACAAGTGTGGTTATTGCGGAGATACTGCCACAAGCCTGGATCACATCATACCAAGGTTTAAGTCTGGCTCTTCTAATCGCCATAACTTACTTCCTTGTTGTCGTCGCTGCAACGCACACAAGGGATCAGAAGATATGAAAAATTGGTTTGAAAAGCAAGAGTTTTTTTCTTCTGTAAACCTTGATAGGATTGAAGCCTGGATCAGACAAGAATCTGTTTTTATTTTTGGTGAGTGTTGATGAGTATTTATTCTGCTTATGTAGATATGTATAGCGACCTTGCAAGCGCTTACGAAAAAAGTGGCACTCCCCAATATGGCGCTTACGTAGATAGCTATCCTGATTTGTTAGCCGCTTGGCAGTCTACCGGAACACCTGATTACGCAGCTTATGTTAACTCTTATCCAGATTTAAAAGCGGCGGCACAAAAGAGTGGCTGGAATATTGCAAAATGGGGAGCGGATCACTGGGTAAAAAATGGAAGCAAAGAAGGACGTACACTTCCTAAGACTTATTCACAAACTAAAGATGAGTGGGGAGCAGAGCATTGGGCTTCTAACGGCCAAAGAGAAAAAAGAATTTTACCTACAACCAAAACACAAACAAAAGATGAATGGGGGAAAACTCATTGGACTACTGCGGGCAAGAACGAGGACAGAATTCTGCAAGGCCCAAAACTTATTGAAGATAGAGCTGGTAATTTAACTATAAACACAGATGTTATTGGTGCCGGAGCGCAACAACAATATCAAGATATAGCAAATCGTTTTAACACAACAGAAGGAGGCCAGTACTTAACTCTTTTAAATCAAAGCTATAATTCACTTTCTAACGTAGGCAAAGCAGAGTTTGACAGTGCTGTCAGAAACTCTATAGATAGTTTTTACCTTAAGAACAAAGCGCCTGCTCCTTGGGATGCGACTTCTTTGATGGTTGAGCCGCCGGGGGGAGGATTTAATGCCAGTGATTATGCAGGTTACAAACCATCAGCAGTAACGGATTATTGGAATAAAGTCGCTTCGGGCGATCTTGATTTTATTTCTCGTTATGGAGCTAGCAACCCTGATCTTTACTTGCGGCAAGATTATACAAACGTTGGACGCCATCAAGGAATTAGGGGATACAAACCAATTGAAGCTGAGAGCGCAACAAAGTACGTAGAGAAGCTCACAGATGCTGAACGACAACTGTATCGCGATCAAGTCTTAGGTGTCGTCGGTTTACCAGGACAAGAAACCCTGGTGCTTTCAGCCCCAAAATACGATTCGGAAGGAAAGCTTCTTAATCCAGAAGAAGTTGACACTCTGCTTGAAAAGCAGTTTGCTAAGGTTCTTACTTCAACAGAACTTAGGAAAGAAAAACAACTTGGCGCACTTGCGCAAGATGTTTTAAAAACAAGTATCGACGAATTAAAACGAGCAAAAGCAAAGGAAGCAGACCTTTCTTTCATGAAGGGTTTACCTGGCTACAACGAAATTTTAGAAATTAACACAACACTCGCCAATTCCGTACTGGGTGATTCAGGTATTGGCGGCATTCTTTCAATGATGGGCGGCAAGACAGAATACAAAAATAGCCTTGAGAAAGACATCGAAAAAATCACGGGAGTTAGCTCGAACTCAACTTTATACAACTGGCAAAAATGGTTTGAAGACACACTTATGAAAAAGTACCAGGAGTATGAATATACTGTTAATGAATACAGCCCGGAAGACTTAAATACTTTACAGGCACAGGCTAAAGATGAAATCGCTGCTTACGAAAAAGAAGTCGAAGCAGGTAATACAAGTTTTGAGAAACCCGTCTATTTAAAGATCATTGAAGAACAGAAGGCAAAAGGGGTTACTTTAAACATCAATAACGTTGATGATTTCAAAAAGATTCTCGTTGATGTGGATATTTCTTCGCAAAAACAATTTGTAGACTCTTTTATCAACAAGTACTTGAAGCCACGTTTTGATCAATCAAAGTCAATGGATGAATTTATTAGTTACTTGGACGTAAAAGAAGATGAGCAAAATATTTTCCAATCACAAACAACAGTAAACAAGTTAAAACAAATCGCTGACCTTAGGGCAAAGGGGTTTCTTGATACAATCACACAAGCAGAAAAAGCTGTTAAAGATTTTGATCCAAAGTTCTACCTAGATCCCCTGGCAAGTACAACAAAGGAGATCAGTGCGGCAAAGCAAAGTCAGTATGCACAGCAAAAAGAGACAGTTGCTGCTGATTTTGAAAGTGCAAAGAATGGTACCCTTGGTTCAGACGGTACTAATTGGGCATTAGAAGCATATCGTTTTGGTTACGAGAATACATACAAGACAGACCCGGCAGTTTTTGCGCGTTTACATTACCAAGTTAAAGGTCGTTTTGCAAACAAAGACTCAAATGGACAATCTTTTATTTTTGATCCAGCGGAAGATATCCTGCCTTATGAAGAGCTGAATAAAAAGATTCAAAGCTTTGGGGCTGAGATGGCTTTAAGAAAAGAACTCTATGGGGATGCTTCTTTTATGCAGTTTGTGACACCAGAAGAATACGCTGATGCGTTGCTTAAATCTGTTGATCCTGCGCAAAATAAAGAAGAATGGCAAAAAGTTTTGGAACAATTAGGCCTTGACTACACGGAAGACTTGCAGCAAGTCAAGGACTATTTGATTGAATCTTTCAGGACAGAAGAAGCTAAACAAATTAGAGAAAACATCAAATACCTTAATGAAAAGAAAGAAGACCTGACGCAAAAAGAGCTAGGTGTTAGTTACATCGAAAGAGAAGAAGATAAAAAAGAAGTTTCTTCAGAACAAACTGCGCTTTACAGTATTTTCAAAAACGCAGGCTACGGCGGAACAGAAGATGAATTTTATTCAGATTTTATGCCAGACGTAGATCGTTCTGAGCAAGAACTGGTTTCAAAAACAATGTCTAAAGAAGGAATAAAACTTGACCTTGGAGACATGGAAGATCCATTCTCTGCTCTTAGCAATTTGTCAGGTCTCTTTGGTACGGATGAAACCGACTTGGAAGACGATAAAGAAGAGGTTGTTAAAAAAACGCCTTCCTATTTTAATATATTTGGAGAGGATACAGAAGAAGAGCTACCTCAAAAATCAAAAGCGGCTCAATCATTCCTTGGTGATTTTACATCCATGTTTAGTGGGTTTAATTAATGTCGGATAAAAGAAAAAAGGCCGTGTCTGCTTCCAAGATTGCCAAGGATAAGATGGCCTGTAACAAGCCCAGGCGTGATATCCAAGGCGGAAAAAAATCCGTTGTGAAAGCTTGTGAGAACGGTAAGGAAAAAATTGTGCGCTTTGGTGATGCAAACATGGAAATTAAAAAAGACAATCCAGAGCGACGCAAAAACTTCAGAGCTCGACACAACTGCGACGAACCGAAGAGCAAGCTGACGGCTGGCTACTGGTCGTGCAAAGCCTGGTAATCCTGGCTAAACTCTTGAGGTTGCTTTCACAACACCATGGCAAAACCCAAATCAACCACAGTCCGTCTTGAGTCCAAACCGAAGCGCACTAGACAAGGTCAGGGCAGGCACTCCTTGCCTAGCCACGGCCGTAAAAAGATGAGGGGCCAAGGTAAATAAAAATTATGTATATTGGGGATAACAATAGTTATCTCCATGTCGGATTTTTCGCGTGCTATTAACCTAATTCGTAAATACGAAGGGTTTAACGAAAAGGCATACGCAGATCCGTACACTGGTGCAGAGCCATACACCATCGGGTTTGGAACCCAGTTCTATCCCGATGGTTCCCCCGTCAAGCAAGGTCAGCGTTGCAGCCAGGAGAAAGCTCTTGAGTACCTCTTCCATGAGGTCAGCGTCATTGAGTCCCAACTCCAGCGGCAGAACCTTGGGCTTGACGACAACATGCGCCAGGCTCTAGTCTCGTTCATTCATTCCGTTGGTTGGGAGTCCTTCTTGTACAGCCACATCATTGATCATGTGGAAGCAGAGGATTTTGCTAGTGCCACCACGGAGATGAGCCGTTGGATCTTTGACCAGAACCATAAGGTTGTTGGTGGTCTCCTGGAACGCAGGAGAGAAGAGATGGGTCTTTTCCTCCGTGATGTAGACACTAGCCCTTGGGCATCAACAGAAGTTTTGTTGACCGCCTTCCGTAATTACAGCGCTGCTCCCCACGAAGTACGCGCAATCCGTGCCCTGGAGGAACGCATCAATCCTTACATCCTGTCTGAGTTTGCCAACAGTTTTCGTATTGATGACGACCGATGGCAAGACTTTGCCGATGAGTCCGTCGATCTGATATTTAACGGCTAGCATTAGAATAATTGCAACTAGCAAATGCAGAGTGGAATGGAGCGTTCGGTCGAGCCACGGGAGTTTGAACTTCCTCTTGAGCTTCAATTTGCCATGCGCAAAGCTGAACTCCAGTCCGAGGAGATGACTTGGGAAGAGTTGCGTTTTGCTTTGTTGAGTCTCTACCACCAACGTTTGATGGAGTGGCATGCTATCAAAGACATCATGGCGTCAGAAAACATTGAGATCGACTGGGATCATCCAACCGACCTCGAATTAGCTGAACTCGCCGCCGCCTGTGGATATCGAGACGACGACGAGGATGATGACGATGAGCTTCAGCCCTTTTGAGCTTCGTCAAGTTGAATGAGGCGGTCCAGATACCACTGAGCTTTCTTTAGTGATTCTGTACCGCCTTTGTGGCGTTCACGCCAGGTGTACTTTAAATTGTTGCCTTTACAGTAACCACGGAATTCTTCGGCGGTTAAAGCTGCTTCAATGGCTTCAATGCACTCAATGCCGCCATCTGTGTAGTGAGCGGGGTGATTGACCACATCCTCTCGGACCACAGGAGGCTTTTCTTTGGTGGCCCAGGGTACTGGGCAAACACCTCCAGGGCAGTCACTCACTTCTTCTACCGGAGCAAACCACGACGTTTTGCTGACAGCATCCGTTCCTTCTCGTCCGGTTCCTCCAGTTCCAACACCAGCGTTCTTGGTTTCGGAGATGCTCCCATCGCCAAACCCTGCTCCATTGAGGGGATATAGCCCGTCATTCCAGGCCGTTGTCCCTCGAGATTCAACGGATTCCTTTCTAGCCCCTGCTCGCATGCTACTAGACCGCGATTGTACATGTCATACAATGGTACATCATTTTGCTCGTTATCGAGAGGTGCGCCAAAATCTTCTTCATCAAGACAACGACATTTAACTTCGTCTTGTACAAAGGCGTCTAAGAAACCTGCAGCGGAATGCATCACGGCTTTAATCGATTTAGTCCTTTTACAATGATAAGATGGCTAACCGATTTAGACCTACTTACGATCCAGGGATTAACTCTGGTACCTCTGGAGCTGAGGTAACAGACCTTAATCCGGAACAGGCTTACGACACGGACTTACGACGCATTTCAGCAGATTCCCGTGGGTCTGCCGAATCTGTAAATGACGATCAAGGCCGCGTTGCTAAATTCATGCGAGCAGCAAAAACCGCTGGCGAGTACCAGAAACGCAATTTAGTGCGTGAACCAACCAGTGCAACGGCAGGTGATTCGGGTGGGCGTGCCGGATCTATTGGCTACGCCCGTAAACCCAAAGTTCAATTTGGTAAACCTTTCGGTTAAACCTGAGAAAAGACCACGTTGTTTGGTTGGTCTTGGTACTTACCTTTCCGGTCTTGGTACGTTGTGTGGCATGGATTACCCCGATAGAAAAGCAGTTGCGTGATCCCTTCGTTTGCATAGATGCGATTGAAGAGCCCAGTGCAATTACTGATTTCAAGCGTCAGGTAACCTTCCCACCCACTTTCGGCTGGTGTAATGTTGACCAGGATACCTGAACGTGCATAAGTAGATTTACCGACGGCAACGACAGTGACATCACGAGGAAGTTTTAGACGTTCTTGGGCAACGCCAAGACAATAGCCATACGGAGGAAGCAAGAAGTACTGACCGCGTTCGTCCTCTAGGAGATCTGCAGGCTTCAGGATGTCAGGATCAAAGTTCTTTGGATCACAGTCACCAGCTTGTACCTTGCCAAAGATCAGGCATTGCGCAGGAGACAAACGGATGTCATAGCCGTAAGAACTAAGGCCGTAGCTAAGAAGCTTGCGTCCATCTTCTTTGTTGACCAAATGATCCACAAAGGGTTCGATCATCTGGTCGTCTTCCGCCAGTTGCTTGATCTCCCAGTCGGCCAGGACGCTCATAAATCCCTGTAATCGTCCTTCAGTCTACAGAGATTACACAAGAAGGTGTCCGCGTTCCCCATAAATTTTTACGAAAGAATCCACAGCATCAACAGAGGAATCCTGTGGCGGCAGGTACACAAGAAATGAAGTACACGTTTGCTTCCTGTTTACCTCACCCTCTTTGTGACAAAGGATATAGGGTGCAGTTCGTAAAATGCACATTGGAAATTTGAAAATTTTTGGCTCGTAACGAATCATGTCAGGGCAGTTGCTGAAATAAAGACCTTGCTCTATTTCTTTTGCAAGCCACGCATGGTACATTCTGCGGAACCAAACAGCATGAGATGACGTGAGGGTTAACGATGAGGCCCTTGTCATCTTCCATTTTTCATTCTTTTGATCCCAGAAGTAAGCACCCGCTGGTGGAAACAGGTAACAACTTCCGTACCACTGTTGTGCATTTAATCCATCATCCGTTGGTGTGTAATAATTTTCTGCTTCTACATACTCATTGGCAACCCTGGAACTTGCTACATCAAGAGTGATGCCACCCAACAGCTCGTTGGCAGCAAGCACCAAGTCTTTATTGGTGATTAACTCAACACCTTCATTGCGAGCTGCAACGCCACGTACGCCTTTTTCAGCCATTATTCTGCAGTCTTGTTGTAATCAATTTCAAAATAACGCATGCCTTCGTCATCATTGATGACATAACCAGCTTTTTCCGTTGGATCAATCTTCTGTGCTGCTCCAAGGATGCGCCTAAAAGTCTCGGCTAAATCACCGTCGTTATTCCGCTCACAATCTTCTTGTGCTGCATGGATTTCTTTCAACGTCCAGAAGAACATAGAGCGTTTTTTGTTTCGTGGCTGGAACACCATGACACCTGGGCCTTCAATCTCCCACATCTTGCAGTATTGCTCACCCATATCACCAAGAATTAACTTGATTGTTGCATCAAGCATCTTGGCCTTCTTGTCATCAAGCTCTGGTCCAATCACAGAAGCGATCAGTTTTTCACGTCGATCCATCTTTTAATAATCCTTGGCGGTGTAATGATTCCAGGAGCTTAGGTGTTGGTTGGTACAGTACAACTAATTTGCCTAGTACTCCACGTTTTTTAACAAGTTTTCCGTTTTCATCTCTTACCTTATCAAATTCTCCAGACCGGATAAGGTATTCGGCTACGCAACGTAACCTTCGTTTCAGAGGCAATTCTGCTTGCGGGAATTTGCCACAGATTGTATCTGCGTTCAGATCATGGAATGCAAGACGTAATCGATTGGCAAGAGTCATACCAGAATTGGCGTCCTCTTCTTCGTAGTTTTTTAGGTTTTCTAGGTACCTGCGCAGGCAGCCATCATCAAATGATCCACTGGGTGGCAAGAACATCTCCACTTGCCTGATCAACGATTCGGGCAGCATCTCCTCATGGTTCTCAACCGTTACAGAACCAAGATCAATCCCCTGGAAACGATGAGCCATTATTCCAAAAACTCCTTTTTGTTGCGGTATTGGTCATAATTCCCACGTAGATTTCTTAAATCCAGGTTTTCGTTCTTGGCAAAGGATTGGATCAGTCGATTCCAAGGGATCCGGAGGACTGCTTTGCGGTGTACATCAGGAGAAACATTGACATAATGGATGCCCTCTACCCAGCCTTTATCTGGGGTTTTTCTTCCGATAGAAATCCAGTTACGAATGGTTTGGTCTGATACGCCCAGGCGTTTACCACATTCTTCTGTCGAGATGTACTCATCGGCAAAAGCCTCTGGATTTAATGCGTCCGTTTCCCCAGTTGAATAACGGCTGTGCCACATCGAACCAAGGATATTCTTAATGCCTTTTAGCTCGTACGCAATATCCTCTAAACTTTTGCGTAGTCCGTACTGCATACTGCACATCCTTTGTTTATATGTTAGTCTTTGGGAAAACAATTTGCGACCATGGAAGAGCAGATTCCCCCTAGTCAGCCACCTATTTCTTATCCCGTGGAAGGACAAATGACGCTGGAAGGTCAGATTACGCCTGAGATGCTTGCTCAGATGAAGGCTAGGGCACGTGAGCTTGCCATCCAACAAACCATTGCACAACAAGCAGCAATTCCACAGCAGCAACCTCAGGTTGTTTATGTGCGACGCAATTTAACAGTCGCTGAAATCCTGTTGGTTATCTTGCTTTCTTGTGGGATTGTCACAGGAATCCAATGGTCCTGGAACATTGTAACGAATGTTTTGCCACGTGTTGAGATTAAGGTGCGCTAAATAAGCCGATCTATAATGTAGAGAAGGAATTGCGTAGTTAGTAGGTGGCAAACCGTAGGATCAGTGAATTCCCTGCCATCAGTGGGGGCGAGATCGATGAACAGGACCTGTTAACGCTCGTCCATGTCTTCGAGGTTGACCCCACTTTACGCAACAAAAAAATTACCTTTACTCAATTCAAAGAATATCTCAACGAGTATTACGCACCTGCTAGTGGCGCAACCTTCAGTGGTAACGTCACAATCTCAGGGAACCTAACGGTTTCTGGCACTAGCTCATTCAATTCAATTACAGCTTCTGGATCTAGTACATTCAGTGGGATTGTCGTTCAAAGCAATGCGGTTGTTAGTGGTACCGTCAGTGGTCTGACCATTACCGGAACCAACGTACAAGGCACCAATGTCAACGCAGTTACTGCCACGGTTACGACTGCAACCGGTACGACAAGCGCTTTTACATCTGGCGTTTACCAAAACCTATCAGGTGCCACGATTACAGGTGGTATTGTCCGCTCGCCATCTGGTGTATTCACCAATCTGAGCGGTGTCACAATCACTGGCACTACCGTCGCGGCAACCACAGGTACGTTCCAGGTCCTTGGTACGCCTGTTCTGGATGTAAACGGTAATCTTTCCGTTGCTAGTGGATTAACAGTTACTGGTACTGCTCAATTTAGTAACGGTGTTCAGGTCACAGGAACATTATCTGGAACAACAGTAACTGGATCTACGGCACAATTCACAAGTGTCACTGGTGTATCTGGTGTTTTTACAACACAGTTATCTGGCGCAACCATTACCGGAAATACGGTACAAGCTTCTAATGTCACAGGTGTTTCCGGTACCTTTACAACCAGGGTTTCTGGGGCAACCGTAACAGGTAATACGGGTGTTTTTGGTAACGTTTCTGGTATCTCTGGTGTTTTTACACAGCTCCTTTCGGGTGCACTCATTACTGGTGACACCGGACTTTACACAACACTTACTGGTGTATCCGGTACATTCACCAGAGTTTCTGGTGCAACAATCACTGGTAACACAGTTGCTGCAACAATTGTCTCTGGTGTATCCGGTGTCTTTACTAGTCAGTTATCGGCTACCACAATTACCGGTGCCTCAGGTGTTTTCACAAACCTGACGAGTACGTCCGGTACATTTACCACTCAAGTTTCAGGTGCAACCGTTACCGGTAACATCGGCACCTTTACTTCCTTGACGGGGGCAACCGGTACATTTACCACACGTGTTTCCGGTCTGCTTGTCACAGGAGACACTGGCAGCTTCACGAATCTGACCGGTATCGCTGGTGTTTTCACTACCAGTGTTTCTGGGGCCACAATCACTGGTAATACGATTCAAGGCACGTCTGGCGTATTTACCAATCTTAGTGGTACGACGTACACAGGAACAACAGTTAATGCAACAACAGGTGTTTTTCAAACACTTGCGGCAATTAACCTTGCTTTTACTAACACGACAGTATCAGGCAACCTTAACGTTCTTGGTTCTGGTTTCTTTGCTTCTGGTGTCCAGATCACAGGCACCCTTAGTGGCACAACAATTACAGGTACTACGGTTCAATCGGTTACAACCTCTGCAACAACCGGGACATTTACTTCATTAACAGGAACAACAACCACAGGTGTAACTGCAACATTTACAACTGTTTCTGGTGTAACGGTCACTGGTGCAACCGGCACGTTTACAAACATCACTGGCAGCACACTTAGGGTAACCACACCTTCTGGAGCAACCCCAGCCATCGTATGTTCTGGCGTTGTTTCCGGTAGCGCAAGTGGGTTTGTAATCCAAGGCCCACTAATTATTCTTCCGTAATTTTCTCGGCTAAAATAGACAAAAAGAGACAACAAAATGGCGTACGGCACAATTAAGGTTGATACAATCACCTTTACTGATGGTGGTGTTGATAAGAGCGTTTCGGTTTCTGGTTTAGTTGAGAATCCTACCTTTACAGGAAACGTAACAGCAACAGGTACTATCTCTGGGGACATCGTACGAGGTCAAACAATTTCAGGTGTTACCGTCACTGGTACCACTGCAAACTTTACTAGCGGTAACTTCACCAATATCAGTGGTGGTACGCATACTATTACATCGGGTGTATTTGCGTTAGGTACTGCAGCAAATCCATCGATTAGTTTTGTATCAGACTCCAACACCGGCATCTACTCCCCCGGTGCAGACCAAGTAGCCATCTCGACTAATGGCACTGGGCGATTAGTTGTTGATTCCAATGGAGTGTTATCAGTTGGATCAGCCCAGCCTTCCGATGGCAGCATTAGAATATCAAATACAACAACAAGGGCGTCTGGCAATAAATACGGTATTCGGTTTGCCGACAGCAGTTTTGAAACAAACGTTTCGATCTATGCCGAACAAAACGGTTCAGGCAACAACGCCTCAGATCTTGTATTTGCGACAAGTTCTGGAGCAGGCGGAATTAACCTTACATCTGCAGCCGAGCGGATGCGCCTGGACTCCAGTGGCCGCTTGGGTATAGGAACCAGTAGCCCTAGCTCAGCACTTGACGTGAGGGGCGAGATTAGAGGCGGCAACGGGACGATCATTGGTGCCCTCTCGTATTCAACACGCCCTGAGATTGGTTCTATTAGCAACCATGATCTTGT